GTTGATGATCTCAGCGTTCATGAACCTGTAGTCGTTCTTGAAGTCACCCTTTTCATTCTCGAAATGGATGCCTGTCGGAACCGTTGTGCCGTTTCTCTCACCGGACAACACTGTTATGTTCGCCTTCTCCTTGTACTCCGGACACTTCAGGTGTATGTCTAGTTTGCCCATCTGAGGCATTCCGAACGTACCCGTCATCTCCGGTTGTGGTTTGTGGAAAGACCCCTGCAGGATCACAGACCTGTCCTCTGCCATTGAGTCGATGTTAGTTTCCGACTCGGTGCCAGTTATCTTGACAAGATCCAAGAATCCCAATCCATGCGTGTGTTTAACGATGTCTTTTAAGATGTCTATCATAATGCTTTTATTGTATATGATATTTAGGTCTTAGTCTAGTGTTATTTCAGAAATTCTGTACACCACAGGATTTTGTTTACCAGGCTTCTGGAATATGGCGTAACTCTGTCCTTGTCTGAACATATTCGTCTCTATCAATTTGTAACCAGTGCGTTCGATGATGTCCTTCATCGCGGTCTTTGTGTTGTAGTTCCAATAACCCCTTTTTGCCAAACTAAGGTCAACATCATAATGGCAATCAGCATACTGTATGAAAACATGGCCACCGGGAATCAGTATCCTGTTTATGTCTGTGAGGTATTGCTCGATGTGTTGCTGTGTGAAGAAAACGAAAGTGTCCCAACTGAACACAAAGTTACAACTTGCGGTTGGTACAGATTCGCAGGAGGTCTTGTCAGTGGTGTAAAATGTCAAATTTTTCTGTGCCGCTGGTTTGAATCTTCTTCTGACTGTCCTCTCAACAGCAGGAGTTATGTCTAAAAAGAAATTCCTACGCCAGGCCCTAAACTCCTTTGAGAACATTCCGTTGCCAGGACCTATCTCTAGACTGTTGTACAAGTTTGATTTGCTGAATTGAAATATCTTGGTCTGTATAGTGCGGTAAAGTCCGCCATCTATAATTGGTGAGATACGTTTCTGTTCAAGATCTTTGGCAAACCATTCCGGTGTTTTGTCTAATCTGTTAATTACTTGGCTATTGTTGGCGTCCACAGCAATTTCTAGATCCTCTAAAATTTTTATTTGATCGCTCAGGAATTTCTCCCAGTCTGTGCCTTTGAGCTTTTTTAGTTTCTCCTTCAGTAGTTTTATTTCTTCTATGCTTAACATTAAAATTCGAATAGTTTGTTGAATGTGTTTGAAGTCTCTGTTGACTGCACGTCCCAGTTCAGTACCCCTATGAGGTTGTCTATCTTCTGGTCCAGTATTGTGCTCTCCATCGCTTCACTGTCAAATGGTAACTCCTTGAACCATTCCGGTATACGTAGTTCGTCAACGGGATACGCTATGCTGGTGTAACCCAAAGGATTGCTCTTTAACTTACACACGATAACTTTCGCTCCATCTGTTATAGGCATCGAGTACTTGTCACTGTACATTTCACGACATCTATTCCAATTCATGCTGGCCCTAACGTGTCCTGGCATATTGGTCTTACCCTTCTTGGCCTCTTCTTCGGTGTATTTGGTCATGTTGTTGGCCCTCTTGGGTGAACCTTTCTCCCAACCCGGTCTGGACTTGAACTCAGCCCTGAACTCGCTTATCTTCTCTAGTACCTCTTTTTCGGATATCCCTGTTAACACCATGTACAGTAGGTCACTTAGGAAGTCCTGCACGAACACCGGAGTGTCTGATCGCTTAAGGTCCAGACCCATGGCCTTGACCTTGCCCGCCTTGCCTTCCGTGTCCACACGGTTGCCTTCCTTGTCGTAGTACAGCACCGCGTACCTCTTCTTGGTTATGAACAGTCCCTTACTGGCGACCAGTTCCCTGCCCGCCGCTATCACTTCTCCCCTAGAGCTCGGACAGTGGAACGCTTTAGTCATGAATGATTTGAATGATCCATTGACCTCATCTGCGATCTTGTCATACAGTGACACCACGGAATCTTTGCTCCATGGTATTTGATTTGCATTTATTTCTTTTTGCAGTGTTTTGTATGCTGAGAAGTACACAGAGTCGGTGTCTCCGTACACCACGCTCTCTCCCTTGTGGTCATAACTGCCTGCCACGATCTCGTTTACTTTTGCGGCCATGTGTTTAGTGATACATCTGCCAGTCAGTGTCACCGACTGTCCAATCCTTATGTCAAAGAACCTACAGCCTGGGTTCAATATCGCACCATACAGACTGTTCAAATTAATTTTTTTAACCAATTGCCTCTTGTCCCAGTACTCGCGTTCTATCTCGTTGTCACCACACTCCCGCATCTTCTTCTGCATCTCCTGTCTCTCAGCATACCAACGCTTCAACAGGCCTGGGATGATTGCCTCGTATTCATATGTGAATATAGTTCCATTTGCACTCAACATATACTTGTTATTGCTGTCGAACACGACATCGTATAGTTGAGCCGCACTCATACGCACACTTGTTCCGTCTTCCCAGTCAACCACTATCTCGGTTGCACGATCTTGTTTCATTACAGCCTGATATTCCCAACTGCCGAACTGTCCGTCCCAAGCCTGTGCGAATGATTTCTTGGCGTGTTTGGCTCTGTTTACCTCTGCTGACGTGATTATCGGTCTTATCTGACCAACAATCGTTTCTGGACCCATGTTCAGTGCCCTAATAACACTCGGATACAGTGAGTTGATGTCAATGGATCCTATCCAGTCCTGTATGCCTTTCTTTGGAGTGGCCACGTATGCACCAGCCGCCGGTTGGTTCTCCTCACCTTCCTTCTTGTACTTCCTGCCGGCTACCTGCATTCCTCTCCTGTGTGCTTCATTGACAATTGCTTGTTCGGTCACTGCCACAGCACCCATCGTGGTCTGTAGCAACACAGTGTTCTGGTGTGCTATCTCGTTGGCCAGTTCTATGAACTTCAATTTCTTTTCTAGTTTGGCAAGTAATGCCGTATCCTGTCTGTTGTACTCTATGAACAAACCAAAGTCGTTCTTGTAAAGGTTATCAAGTGATCCCTCGTACACAGTCTTCTTTTCACCCAGTTCGTGTTCACCTATGGCATCCAGCCTGAAACTGTGTCTCTCCTCGTATGTGTATTTCCTGTATAGTTCAAGCAAGTCCAAGTGTACCCTGCCTATCAAATCGTAACTCAACTGTTCTCTGCCATATTTCTCGAACACTCTCTTCTTGGGTTTCTCACCCCAAAAGCACAGACGCCTTGTATCGTCTGAGCTCAATACTTTCTGTATTCTTCCAACTGTGTATGGGATATCGTAACCCTCACTGTTCCAACCTGACAGTATGTCTGCGTCCTCGACCAGTTGTAGGAAAGCGTCTAGCATGTCCTTCTCTTTCTCGAACAACATGGTGTTGTCAAATCTTTTTGTAAGTTCCTCGGCATCCTTCATGCTGATTGTTTTTGGTGGCACTGCAAATGTGACCAGTTGATCCGTCCAGCTCATGTAACAACTTATGGCAGTAATGGGCATGAACGGATCATCTGTTGTTGAGTAACCACGATCTGGATCGAAGTCCACCTCAATATCGAAAAACATAACATTCAGTTTTGGAGTTTCCTTGCCCAAGTAATTTTCTTCCAGACAACGGAACACCGGGTTGATGTCGTGCTCGTACAACTGTTTGTTTGATCTAATGCGTTGTTCTTTTATGAATTCTTTGCTTGTCTGGCACACCACTCTCTGCAAAGGCTCACCGGTCATTGACCTGTGTTTGCCCCTGGCGTCTGGATAGTAGAACACATACCTAGCATCATACTCAGTGAATATACGACCTTTCTTGGCGTCACGTTCTACAACGTATATCCTGTCCTCGTCCTTCTTATATAATGCGTCTATGTAACTCATCTACCACCAATAACTTGCTACGCCGTACCCGTAGACATTTATGATTGAGAAGTAGCCAGTGATCATCATAACGAATGCGGCGTTCCTCCTGTATGAAGCGTAGCATTGTGTGACTGCTCCTATGAAGAATCCAGGATAGATTATGGTCATGTCTGGGTCTGCGGCCGTTATCGCAAGTGTGAGGCTGGCTCCAACCGTGAATATGAAACTGATCAGTTCGAAATAGAAAGCCGTCCTGTCACTCTCAAAACTACGAAGCCAGAATGATCTGACTTTGTTTAACATTAAAGTTTGCCGGCTGTGTTTAGTATGCTTTCCAGCGTGTCCATCTCGTCAGCGATGTTCTGGTAGTTGCCTTTGTGTGCCACAGATATCGCCTTGTTGATCAAGGCTGGTTTGAGCTCAAGTTCTTCCGCTATCGCTTTTACGGTGTCTTTCAATCCACCTTTCAAGTCCTCGACCTCACCAAGCACCTGTGAGCCCTGTGATATGATCTGTATTAGTTTCTGCTTTTCAGCGTCATTAAAGTTTCTTACTGCCATTTGTTTCTCCTTATTCTTTTATTGTATTAGGATTGTGCTCTTGAGTCAATGATTTTTTCATGTGTGTTTTGGCAAATTCTATGTTGGTCTGAAACCATTTCTTTTGCAAGTACTCAATAGTGCTTTCTTTCACAGGTTCGAGTGAGCAAAAATCAGTGATATCATTGATTACTTTTACCAATGAAGATTTTTTGAATATATTTTCAAATTCAAACCTGTAGTGCCTGATGTTGTTCGCCAGCAAGTAATTACCAAGTTCATGATGATATTGCAATCTTAGTTTAGGACTCAGCGTAAAACTATTTTCTATATACGATGCTCTCCACCATAAAAGTCTATCGGATTGCGCTGACTCCACCGTGATTAGTATTATATTCTTCTTTTCTGCTATGTCTTTGTAGTGTTGGAAAGGCATCGTTCCACATATCGTCTGGATCCTTTCCTCCATGTCAAATTTTGACCATTTTTTTTCACGGTCGTAATTTTCCTTCCAGGTAGATTTAGTTGCTTTTGTGTAGGTTTTGTCTAGGGTCTGAATGAACTCATCTCCCATACAACTTGCACTGGTAGAGAGTATGTTTGATATAAAGTTTCCGGCGCAACTGGCCACGTAGTGTATTTCGATGTCTTTCATTCTACTTGCTCTGTATTTTTGTTATCTTGTTCCATCCGTCCATGTCTATAAAATTTTTCTTACCAGTAACCAACTTATTTAATGCGGGGTCTATCAAGTTTATAATATTGTCCTGGATTGTACATTCAATTCCATTCCTGATGATTTCTTCTATGGGCATACTCAGAATGTTATCCGTGATTTCTCTGTTTTTGAATGGCATCCAGTAGAGTGTGTTATCTAGATGATTGACATGGTATTTTCCTAGGCAGATGTCGTACAGTTCTCTGTATAGATCTGTATTGTGTTTGCTTACACTTCCTTTGCCGTCAATGAGGAATTCATAACTGTATGCATTTTTATTTTGCTCTATTATTTTATCTAGATCTTTATTGTTTGCATCGCACAACAATCTAAGCATACTGTACTCCCTCACAAAATATTGATCGGCGTGATGACCGGTAGCGACAATCGTCTTTTGATCACCCCATGTGTGCATTTTTTTATAGTTTGTTGGGTAAAGTAATTCCAAAGATGATTTGTTGGCCTTGTTGAAATAGGTCCATTTCTTGTATTCATAATCTACTGTGTCAAACTTGATTTGATTGTACCTCAGCATACCTATCAACATTGTGCTGTCATACCCGCCAGTTGCAACAATTTTGATAGGAGAGGCTCCTGCAATTTTCTTTAGATGGTCGATGCCTTGTGTTATAATTTCTAAAATTTTTTCAGCGGTGTCATTCACGCTTCTGTATGGTCTCAGCAAGAACTTATTTTCTTTGCTTTTTTCAATGATTGTACAGGAGCCTGTGTCTATTTCGACAAAAGAATCTCCCTTTGCAATTTTTGGTAGACCATGGTCCAACGAAGATAGTGTGCTTGTTTCTGTATCATAAAAAAAAGGAATATTCCTGTGTCTATCTGAAACAACATATATTTTGTCTCCGAAGTCGAATATCGCCGTAAAAGATCCATTTGGCATATCGTCTTTGACAGGATCCACAGTTGACAAGAAATCATGTAGATCTGTTTCTGCATACCCTTTGTAGAAAACTTTACCCTCTTCCCTTGACAGCACGTTCCAGTAAAGGTCAGTGGCCAAGACAAATTTACGCTTCAAAGGACGATTTATATCAAAATTAGTCTGTTTGGTTTTTGAAATACAGAAGTACATATAATTTAGAAATACTTATATGGCTGTATTTTTACTGATAATTATTTCTTTTTGGTTGCCACGTTCTTGGCCTTGCCACGCCTGTTGGGATTTGGATCTTGTCTTCTTTTTCTCTGTGCGGCACTGGCTCTGCCCTTCTTACCAAGTGCGTGTGCTTTGGCCTGTGGTAGGCATTTTGGCTTGCCTTCTTTTTCTGATCCCCTGGCACAGGCTCCCCTGATCTTGCCCTTTGGACCAAAACGCACCCATTTCTGTTTGAACCATTTTCTCAGATCCTCATTCAAGGTTTCTGCAAAAACCAGTTCTCCACAATTCACGCAGAAGTCCACGTCTTCCTTCTTGACACAGTTGGGCACACGCTTACCGAACATGGTCTTCATGCCCTTCTTCTCGTACCCCTTCCAGCACTTCTCTGTGATTACGTCTGTGATCCTCATTTGCTCTTGTTACCCCAGTTGGCCGCACCTTTTTTACGACACTGCACTAGAGCACCAGAGGCATAGGCCGATGGCCATACTTTGTATCTTGATTTGACTTTGTGGTAGCAGGCGTCTTGTTTTTCTGCCAATTTTTCAAATTCCTCTTCAGTAATGCCAACTACTTCACGGATTTGCATACTACCACTTTCTGCAAGACCAGTATCTTGCTTTGGTCTTTGGTCCTGGGTTGGCACAGTTGTGTCTAGCCCTGAAACTCTTTCTCGCTTTTGGATTTGACTTACGGATCTTCATTGTCTTTTGTCCGGCTTTTCTCGCTGAACTTCCGCCGTGTCCGAAGTTCACCTTCTTCACGTTGCCTGATTTTGGATCTTTCACGTAAACTTTGAATTTCTTAACATCACCACGCATTGGTTTGTTCAGTGGCACTTTCCTGCCCCTGTACTCCGCGTCGAATAATTCGTTCTCGTCTTCTGGGAAACCCAGTTCACCGAACGCTTCGTAGAACTCGTCGTCGTCCTCGAACGTCATCTCGTCCGCTTCCGGGAATGGTTCGTATTGTTCTACTTCTTCCGCGCCTGATTGGATCCTGTCGATCCTGCTGATTAGTGTCTTGATGTCTTCCATTGTGATCGATTCTCCCATCTTCATCTGCGTTGGATCCTTTGTAAATTGTACAGTTTTATTTAAGCCTCTACTGCCGGCACTGGCGGGTGATTGCACCTGTTTGCCTGCGTCCACGTGCCCTTGATCACGCAGTTTAACTGTGTCATCCACGTATTTGCCGTAGTTGTAAGGTATTGAGCTCATTTTACGTATTTATTTCCACAGCACCACTTTGAAACGCTCTTTTTCTATGCCAAAGAACCGTGTCTTCCATTCGCTCTGTTCAAAAAATCCCAGGTGATGCCATTCGCTTTTACGCTCCAACATCGTCTTGGCACGATCCTGCCAGTCCTGTTTGAGCAGGAAATCGTCCATTATCTCTTTCTTGTCCGCTATCTCTTGGTATTCGAATCCATCGTACTCCCAGTGTAAGAGTTCGAACACGTTGCCATCACGGTCACAGTAGTCTATGGAGAAGTCCAATCCCCATTTTGGCTTCATTGCGATCAGTTTATTAAGGTGTGTGCTGGCCCCTGCCCATGTTTTCAACTGGTTGAGTGCATCTCCCTTGTATCCTTTGCGCTCGAACATCACTGCGTGGTTTATGTGTGCGCCGTTGGAAGGCTCTATGTCTTCGAACCAGGTCTGTCTAAGGGTGATGTGGTCTGTGTTCCTGTGTGTGGTCAGATCGTATCCGTTTGCCACTGCATAAAGTTGTTCCAGTTTCGTGAGGTCGTATCCGTTCTGGTCAAAAAGTTCCACGGCTGTGTCGGTCGGGCAGGCAAATATGCTCTTGATCCTTTCTGTCCAGTATGGATTTGGATTGAATTTGTTGTCAGTCAAGTGTAATTGCATACACTTATATTTAAAAAATTATTCGTCTTCGTCGTCCAGCCAACCCTCGTTCCTGAGGTACATCATCAGTGCCGCGATGGGCCAGAAAAACAACAAGAACATGCCGACAGCGGCCTTTGGACCCCAGACCAATGACAGTTTATAGTGTACTAGCACGGGCAGTATTCCACCTATCAGGAACATTATCACCACACGCCACACGAAAGGTGGGCGTTTGGAAAAAAGTCGCCAGATGAAACTTACAAGTTTTTGCACACTTGTAATTATCTGCTACTATTTTTTCTCTGCTGGATCTAAATCGTTTGTGAACTTGTCTTCTGCGGGCACTTCTAATTCAACGTCCTCGCCCATCTCGTCATCATCGTCGAATTCCTTGTCAAGCATTGGCACTTCACCGTCTGTGTCCATCTCGTCTGACTTGTCTTCCGCTTCCTTGTCGTCTGCTTTTGCCTCTGGTTTGTGAGGTTCTGAAGTGTTTCTCTCTGCGTCTGCGATCACTTCCTCTTCAGGTGCCTCGGCCTTTTCAGCGTCTGCTATGATCTCGGTAGTTTCTGGAGTCTTGATGAGAATACTTGATGATTCTTCGCTGTAAACTGCCTCATTGTCTGATATCGTGTTGTAAAGTTCCACGAGAGCAGTGTCTTCCGCGTTCTTGAT